AGCCCACTGGGCAAGATCTGAATTTTTTCAGGCAGCGCATTTTCAGCCGAAGGACTAACAGCACAAAGCTGAACGTCCTTCATCTCGCGCATTAAAATCATATTTCTAGCACTTGACATGCCTCACAGTTTCCCAAAAAAGGACACTGCAAGCAAGCTGTGTTTCATTTTGAGTCAAGATTTTTTAAGCGCTCTTTGCCTGGATTGTAGTCCCAACCCGGTTGGATGCCGATAGGAACGTATTCTATTTCACCAGTTCGCTTGTTTTCCCATGGTATTCTTGTGGTGTCTGGCCTTGCCGTTATGCCCCCAAGGCCTTCCGTTTGCGACGCTGTAAGGGCGCGGATGGTGCAAAGGCAGCCGTAACCGTTTGGCACAAAGTGCGTATTCCAGAATGGGTCAGTTGCTGGTAGAATTGTCCCATTCCAAGACACGTGAACTTCTCTGTGTACTTTGCTTGGACCGAGTCCATAAATCAAGTTCGGCGTAACATCGATGTTTCTTTCAATCCGTTGCCATTGGCCCGCAGAATGCGCCACGTTCATGTTTGTCTCATAAATCAACTTCAGGCGCGCTGGTGATCCAAGTTGTGCTTTAACAACGTCTCCGGTTTTTGGATCCACCATTTTCTTAGCGCCCCACCAACCCTTTTTCTGTAAAAATGGCGTTAAATTTTCCTGAAACTCTTTTAGCGTTGTCCCGTTTTGGATAGAGTTATCAAGTTCTTCTGATATCGCTTCAAGAATATTTTCGCGCATGACCTTGGCAACCGTAAACGCCGCCACATGCTCTTCTTTCCATACGTCGCGATAGTCAAACCCAATTTGATAATCTTTTGCCTCAAAATAGTCCAAAGCTTCTTGCGGTATCGGGCCTGGTGTTTTTTTGTTTTTAGGCATCGCTTGGATCCTTGGCGTCACCAATTCCGCGCGCGATGAATGTTTGAGTTGCCAGCGATTGCACGATCTTGTTAGCGTCCATTTTATTCAATAGCGCCGACAATCCTTTTTTCACTTCTTCAAGCGATTCGGATTTATCAATCAATTCTTTGATGGGATCAAAAATAGGATTAAGCATCGGTTCCCAATCGGCAAGCGCGGCTTCAATTAATGTATCAATTTCACTTGCCTGCTGCGCTTCCATTGTCACAACTTTCTTATTTTGAGAAAGCTGGCTTGCTGGTTGTTTTGCCGCTCCTATGACTTTATCATCTTTTTGGATCTCTGGAATTTTGAACATTTCTCGCAAGTAATATTCAGGGACTTCAAACCCGCGATCAATGAACGGCGGAAGAGCCTTTGCGATTAACTCCATGTCGTCTTTTTCTGCTATTTTTATGACGATCTCCGGGTATTTTTCTTGTGGCCCATAATTTAGATCAATGTAGTATTTCACAACAGACGCATTGAGCGTGTTGGCGAGTTGCTGGCCGTCCGAAGAAACTAAATCCTTGCGCACTTCATTGTGCACGAGCGCTTGAGCGAGTGACGATCCGTTATCCGCCGACATCGTCTGACCCAAAACGCACTTCGAAACTTGCTCATCTATATATTTAGCTAAATTTTGAAACACTTCTCCAGACCCACTGCCCGAAAATGCGTCATGCAATTCCACCATCATCGAGTCTGGCATTGTCATACCAGAATCCTGGGACAGTCTTGCAATAGCGTCCTCTAGTTTATCTTGTTCTTTTTTCCCTGCGCTATTCGGGTAGCGTCCTATTTTGATAGGCTTGCCGTAAAGATTCGCGAAGACTTGCCAATCAAGCAACGTGGCGCGCTTAAACACCCATCCAAGCATTGCAAGACGTGCAAGACCTGAGCGGATAGGTAATCCCATTTTAAGGCTAGGCGAGTGTACAACGAACTTATAAGGCGCTAACGGTTCGCCCATTGGGTTCTTATCTGTAACAAGCAATAACTCATTGCCTGTTTTTCTATCGTATTTAAAATAAGTTGGATCACGCCAGATATAATCAACTGGCACCCATTTTTCAGCCGATTGCTTCCAGACTATTTCAGCGACACTGTACCCTTTTGATATCGCATCCATGAGCGCGTAAAGCATCGCGCTGAACCTTGGAGAGTATGTTAACTGCTGTATTTCTTCCGTGATCTTTTTTGAGAATTCATCCTCGCCTGGAGACATCACGTTAGGCGTTATACTTGCAACAGAAAGCTTTCTTGTGGAAATTGCGTTGCGGTAGTGCCAATCCTTTTCCTCTATTTCTTCCGCAAGTTTCAAATACTCAACGGATTCATTATCATTTGAATTTTCAATAATATTAGAAAGTTTGTCAGGCGTTAGTCCGCCGATGGAATAGCCCCATGGAGAGCGGACAGAAAACGCTGAAGGCGCAGAGATTTCTTGCTTCATAATAGTCTTGTCTGCTGATTCTTTTTTATTCTTACTTACTTTCTTCTTATTGTATTGTGTTTTCTTAAAACGGTACATGTTGACTCCGTCATAATCTTAATAAGTTTGGCCTGCTCTTCACTACGCTGTACTCAATTTTATTACCACCGCCACGAGAGCAATAACACGCTAGAGCTATCGCAACGGCAGAATCTCCGTGTCTTGTTTTGCGACGTGCCCCTATTTTCACGCTTGATGTCTTTTCCTTCGGCAGCCTTGGACTACCGTTGATTACCGTCAAAGCCATTAAGTCAGCCATCACGTCTGAGTCTCTTGGGATCTTGATTGTATCATCCTGGAACAATGACTTTAAGTAAGGCAAGTTCTCTGCGTACCATTTTTCAGACATTGATACAGACTCGGCGGACATCGCCCCAAGATGCTGAACGATCCGCTCTCCTAAGTATTGTCCGTTACCCGTTCCGTCAATCGCCACTTTTCCGAGTCGCGGCATACTTGCGCATACATGCTTTAATATTTGCTCTTGCTCTGTAAAAGGCACGTCCCAAAGCTCTATAGTACATGCAATCACGCGGTTCATTTTTTGGTCAATGTAGCAGATTGCAATCACGCTTAAGTCCGAAGAGCGCCCAAAGTCTTGGCCAATAAAATACATCCGCGACTTATCAAGACCTAATAAAACTGGGTCAATTTTTGAGCTACACCAAGCCGCCGCATAAACACGCCGCTGCTCGTCTGATTTTGAGGAAAAGTTCTCTTCGGCGTTTATTCTCACAACGCCACATCTTGCATCCATCGCCCGCTCAATTAGCGCATTCTCTCCGTGCTCTTTGACGATCTCATCACGCCATTCTTTTTGACCGTGCTCACTCCAATCCGTCCCGTTTATGTCACAGATCCGACGATAAAGGCCTTCTTCAATCGCGTCATCAAACGTAATCTTGTGATGTGATATCTTGATCTTTCCTGACAAGCCGTCTTGTATCAATTTTGAGAATTGACTATCAACGCCGTTGTGTGTGCTCAAAATGACAACACGCCCGCCCCACACAAGCATAGACATAGCAGCTTTCAAAATTGATTGCAGGTCATCAACAAAGGCAGCTTCATCGATTATAACAAGCCCTTGCTTTGATCGTAAATTTCTCGGATGGGAAGAAAGCGCGGTTATATTATTGCCAGAAGCGAAGCGAAGTTGATACGCAAGCACATCATCGCCTTCCTTGCCACCATTTAAAAACATTGTACCATTCTGATAATCCTCATTAAAGAAACTAGCAAAGTTGGCGCAATCGCGGATGAATTCGCGTGTCATGTCTTTGTTATAGGACAAATACCAAACATCGCTACCGCTAACGCTTGACGCGTGCTCAATAGACATTGCAGCCATCGCCCAAGACATGCCAACACGGCGCGCTTTTTCGATTACAACAACACTTGCATCATCGAAAATTGCACGTGATTGATACGGCAAAAGAACTTTATCAGGGTCGTAAATCATTTTCTTTTTGGAGCATAGCCTAAAAAGTCCCGAATTCTATTTGATTGATCGACGTCCAGGCCTGCGCGTTTCTTCGACGCATCACCGTGTTCTATTTTTGATTTATCTTTCTGCCCTAAAATATTTTTTCCAAGCCATATCAGCATGGTAATATTTCCAGACTCCGCCGCTTCCCACTGAAGCCTACGAAGCTTTGCCCTTCCCGATGCGCTGTTCTGTTTTCGGAATTGCTTAAACGTTACGCCCGTCTTTTTTTTAATCTCGCGTTCTATTGTATCGCCCGAAAATTGATAAGCAAAAACGTGTAAAATTTCGCCCATCGTGCATTGAACTTCACACAATCGCGTAAGTATTTCCCAATCTTTATCGGTCAAGGACATGTTTCACCATGCACAAGTATGCACCAAAACAGTACACTCAACAACAATTCTTGAAGGTGAATTTTAATCAATTAGAATATTTATAGCACTTTGACGCATCAAAATCGGAAGGAAGCTTGACGCTTTGCTGATTGCCGATATTGTCCCATGTGTGTTCATCCACGTAAGGGGTGTTGTTCAACCAATATTTTTGCGCCGATTTGTCGTAGTAGCTACGAGTAAACTCGTTCCGCTCTGCCGCTGAATGGTACAGCACTTGACCGTACCCTAGGGCCGCGTCGTGCATTGTAAGCGATTGCGACGGGAAGTCATCGCACAAGCGTTGCTTGCCATCTACATACATCACAAGCCGAGTCCTAGAAAGGTACACATCAAACGTGGTTCGCTGTGTATTTAGTCCCAGCTTATCATCAAGCATCGTCTCGCCAAGATTGCCTTGGGCGTCTTGTTGCACGTACCAACTTCTTGACATCCAATCTGCCGCGTATTGTTTTGGAGACACATTGACGGTCCCCCCACGGTCAAAACCTGCCTTATTTACAATCACACGCACGTCTGATTGCGGGTTAGTTTTTCCAATCGGAAAAGGACTGCCATCAAGCACAAACAACTGTAAACAATTCCAATTCGCGACACTCGGGTTGCGTCCGTCCGCTTGGTAGAAAAACGGCGTTTGCACAATAGGACTCTTCAGCGATCCATCAGCGTTGAGCGTATCGTTCCGCTTATCGCTGCCACACGCAAACCACCACCAGTAACGCCTTGCCGATGCATTGCTTGAAATTTCAAAGGTGCTGTGTATGTATGTATCATTCTGCAACTCGATCGGCTTCTTTGGAATGAAATACACTTGCCCAAAGATGTCTTGATGCCAATCCGCAAGCACCGTGTGAAGCACACCATCACGCCTAAAGATCGACTCATACTGATTACCGTAGCCGTAGTAAGTAAAATCATCATCAACATACATGGCCCCACGCTGTGACCGTCCTCCGTCCGATACCGACGAAACACGC